GAATGGCATTGGAAACCTTACCAATCGAATTTTAGTCATGATTGAAAAATATTGTGACGGTGTTGTCCCGGAAACAGTTGAAGTAAATAACGAAATAATTAATTTTACCAAAAAAATCGCCGACGAATACAATGAGGCGATGAAAATTTGGCGTTTTGACCGCGCGCTGGAAAACGTGTGGAAATTTATCGCCTATTGCGATCAGATGATTTCCGACAACCAGCCGTGGGCGATGATAAAAGCCGGAAAAAACAAGGAAGTCTGCGACATGTTGCACCATTTGGCCGAGGCGTTAAGGCACATCGCGGTGATGATCTGGCCGATAATGCCGGAAACTTCCGAAAAAATAAAGAGACAGATAAAATATTTCTAAGGCGGAATTTGTTACAAAGCAATCAATGTATTCTTTGCGTTTTTTTATGACGCAGAGAACTCCACCACCTATCAAATTATATTTACAGAATCTTCTCATACTTTTTCTTGTAATATTTTTATAAGTTCTTCGAGAACTTCCTGTTTTTTATATGGCAAATCGCCTTTGACAGATTGCTGATAAAAATTTATTTCATGAATAACTTTTTCAGCGATGTGATTTGCAACTTCTTTTAGTTCCATGTTTTTAGTTTTTAAAATTTACAGCCGCGCCAACCAGCCAATAACAGCACCCTTGTCGCAATAGGGTTGCCTTGTCATTGTTCGGGATTGCAACCCTATTGACGCAAGGCTGCGAACCGTTATGCAATAAAAATGCGCCATTAAGTTTCGAGTTTTTTAAGTTTGTTTTCTATATCCTCATTGAATGAAAAAACTGTTCTTCGGTCTTTTTCATCTGCCAATGCTGGCATAATTTGTCTTGTCAGTTTCAAATAAATCTTTAGTGCTTCTAATGATTTTTCGTAACTAAAGATTTTCATTTTTTCTTCTTGTGTCATTTTATTTAAGTTTTCAGTTTGTATCTTTTTCTCCACACACATCGGTTATGCCTGTGTTACCCAAAATTAAAATGGGCAATTAGCAGTATCCTATTGTATTAGTATTTCGTTGTATTTTTATGAAACCTAATTTTTCTTCCATACATTTTATGCAAACAATTCCATCCAATAACTTGCCGTTATGGTGTCCTCCAATTCTTAAATGGTCTGCTAAGTTTCCAAATTGAATTGGTATTTGATTTCCACAACTGTCGCAAGTTGCTTCTATCATTTGTTCTAATTGAGGTTGTTTTGTTTTTATCATTTTATTTTGAGTGTGTAATGTTCTTTTTTGGGTATCGGCACAGTATAATTATCTTTTGCCCATTGTACTCTTTCCGAGTAATGTAATTTTGCTATCTCAAGAAAAAAATTGTCCCAAGTATAGCAATTCCAATTATCTTTTTCGTAGTGTTGGCTTTCTGGCTTTCCACATCTTAAACAATTTTTTTCTGGTGTCATTCTATTTATGTTTTTAGTTTGGCAAATTTTAACTACTGCTAACATAGTATTGTGGCAATTCAAAGCAACTGCCACAATACTTTTTCGTTATTGGCAAGGCAGGCGTAACAGCCAACCACTATTATACTTTTACTTTTTTTACATAAAAAATAAATTGATTACTTCTCGCATCAAAAAATCTTTCTATAACCTTACATCGTATATCATCCTTTTCATCATCTTCAAAACATACATAATCGCCTATTAATAATTCTGTATAAATTCTTTGTTCTGGTTCTTGATGATTTCCAAATTTACCACAAGCAATCCAATATTCAATTTCGTTTTCCATAGTTTTGAGTTTTAACAGCCCGCCTGCCCAGCCATTAACAAGGGCTTGACAATATGCAGGGCTGGTTGCGTTTATATAACAATTTGCTCATAGTATTTATTATATTTTTCTATAAACTTTAATAGCCCGGATTCGGTTTCGGAAATTTCTTTGAATATATCCTCTCGTCTGATGGTATAAATGTGCATCGGTTTAATCCCAAAGCGAGTATCATAGCTGATAAAATCCAAAGACATTAAGTCCTGACATACAATAAAAGCCCCGAATATCTGATACTTGTATTCATTTGGAATCCCGCCCATACGAATATATTTTACGTGCGTAGATGTATTAGGGCATTTTATTTCAATAGCATGAGTATATTTCCCATTACCGTCTTTTACCAATCCGTCTGGAGAGAATCCGAGCCAATCATATTTAGAATGTTCCAAGAAACCGAACTGCTCAACCTTTAATCCTGTTCGTTTCTCGTATTCTTTTCTGGCAAGTGGCTCGTAATCAATCCCGCGTTGCATGGCTTCATTAATAAATCCATCCTCTTCAATTTCGTCCGATATTGATTCGGCAATGAGTTCGTCAATCAGTCCTAGGTTATCAGATTTGAAAACATCTTTGATACGTGTTCCTGAGATTTTGCCAAGACGGATTCGCTTCCATGCGTCTGAGCCTTGTTCTACTTTGTGGATTCTCATTTGCCTAAAGCGGTTTTCATTTCGTCCTTCTTTTTCATTACTTCCGGATCAGCTTTAAGTTCCTTACTAAGAGAAGTATAATTAGCTTGTAATTCAGAGAACGTCTTACTCGATGCAATCAATTCTAAAGCAGCCTTGTTATCTATCTGCTGCGATTCCGGTTTGAAGTCCCTGACTCGCCATGCGTCAACAACCGATCCCCATGCGTCTACTTTAGTCGAATAAACTATTATTTTTTTACCAACCCATTTGTCTGGATTGGATTCTCCGTACAATTTTTCAATCTGCTTTGCATTTGTTTTGTTTAAAATCATCGGCTTTTCCAAACCGCCAAAATAGCAAACCGGACAATCCTGCTTTTTTCCGCTAGCCCCGACCACTTCCTCAATAACAATTTTATTAATTACAACTGTCAAGTCCTTAGACTTATCCAGGAAATATCCTCCAGCGTATTTGTAATTAAAAAAATCTTTCCAATGCTTTTCTTTTTCTTGTGTCATTTGATTTTGCGCTTTCGCGGCTTGTTGGTTCATTTATTTTAATTTGAATATTTTAAAGCAAAGCCATCCGTTTCTTGTTTTTGATTTACAATATTTTTCCGCCTGTTCCTTATTTTCAAATGATTCTTTAAATACTGACCAATAGCCGTCATACCCATTCATTTTATAAAACCCGGCACAAATATATATTTCTGGCATTTGTGGAAATTCAATATTAAAATCTTTTTCTGAAAATAATGGTTGTATTTTTATTGGTTTCATTCTTCAATTATAATTCGTGCCTGTTTTCATTCTCCCGCATTTCTTCGAGTGCATCTTTGATGGACTTAAAATCCATTTCAACTTCGCCAGTCCCTTCGCAAGACGGACATTCAGTACCCTCTCCGTAATCTACTATTTCGCCTTTGATACAGTTCGGGCAAGTTTTCATTGTGGCTTCATCATTGAAGTCCGATGGAAGTCCTGCGGGAAGGTTGGGGTCGTAGCTCATCGGTTTGCTCTGTTTTTAATTTCCTGCTTTACTAATTCAATAAGTGGGTTATCCCATTCTTCTTTACTCAAAAGTATTTCAAGAAGTTCGGAATCTGTTTTTTGTTTTGCCCTGTCTGATAGGATTTGATTAAGCCTGTTAATGGCTTCGTCAAGGGTGGAGTTGAGTTTGTTCATATTGTTTCTGTGTAAATTGTTTCATCTGCTTGTAAGTTTCGGTTTTTCTTTATTAGTTCGAGTTGCTCTTTTGCTTCCGCCTCTGACAGAAACGAGCCTTGGAATGATTTGTCAGCATAAACTACATACCAAACTTGTCCACTAACTCTGCGTTCTTTTCTTATTTCTATTTTCATATTTGATTATTATTTATTTGTTTCATTCTGTAAGTTTCCATTTCGTTTGCGAATGTTTCATGTACCGGATTAATTTTATCCCATGCTGATAAAAGGTACTCCTGTAATATCAGTATCTCTCCAGCGTCAAGTATGGGCGTGGAGTTTTCAATCATTGTCCGGCACGATACGAGGTGATCGGAATTGGTGGCACTCAGTATTGAATGTTTAATTTTGATAAAGGCTTTTGAGCGGAATTTGTTTGTCATAGGATAGTTGGATTAGTGTTGGTTCGTTTATCTTCCATATAAATATCGTAAGCATCAGGGCGTTGATAGATGTAAGGGTTGGCAAGTTTCAAATCGGGCAATTGAAATCTAAGTAATTTCACTGCATTGTCCACAAAGTCTTTATCAGGAATGGGTATTTCCATTTTAGTTTTGTCCTCTATTTTAATTCCTGAAAATGCGCGAAAGGTTGCGGTGCAAACATATCCTGATTTATAAAACGCTGACACAGGATGATATGCTTTGCATTTACAACAAAACTTCTCGCCTTTGTCGTTGAAGGTTTTTTTGTGAATTGACATATACAAAAGTGTTTAGGTGTTAGAGAAATTTTTTTAGTTAATGATTCTGTTTTCTTTTAATTTCTTTATCTCATCTGCGCTAAAATCATCATTAATCATTCTCTCATAAAAAGTTTTACGGGACATCTCAAGCAGAGAAGACACAAACGTTTTGCTGAATTTACGGGGAGAATCAGGTGATGAAGTAGTTGCTCTTTTAATTTGTTCTGCTGCTTTCATAATACAAATATAATAACATTTATGTTACCTATACACTTTTGTATATATTTATTTTTAGTAAATAATGCAACCGATAAATTTCGCTAAAATTACCCATAGCCACTTACGACGTAGAGGTGGCTATGGAATCACATCCAGTATTAACCGGACAGGATGCAATGCTGGAATATGGGCGGTTTACAGAACCGGGCTGATCTCAGTTACCTCCGATGCGGGGAATATCCCTACGAGGTCAATTAAGGCCAGTAGGTTCACCCCTTTGTTCAGAACGATGTCAAGTATCACAATGAGGGCAATCGCAGCCTGTACGCCAATAGAGAGGTAACTGTGCTTCTTTGGTGCATCCTTTGGCTGTGTCAGGTTGGTCACGATCTCAACGATGGGCGTGCCGATCACCGGAATTTGTTTTACGGCTGCTCTTACAATGGGCTTTAGTACATTTTGAAAGAATTTCCCTGCTTTGGTCTTTGGTTCTGTTTGTGTCATTGGTTATGGTTTTACTGTTAATATTTTTGGTGAATTTGTCCATCTTCTATCTATGTGCGTCCACCCCGATGTAAAGGCAATATCCTCCACTGTTGTAGCCCCCGCCTTCATGTACATATCAGAATGGTCTATTATGTCTTTGTAGACCTCCTGCGGGGTTATTCCGGCAATGTTGAAGTCTATTGCCCTTCCGAACTTATGCTGGCTTAGAGTGCCTCCTATTGCAGCGTCAGGCATTCTAAATCCTCGGTTATTAAGACTTCCTCCTGCATGCCAGTTGTTAATGGTCATGGACTTCCCGAACCGATCACGTATAAAATCAGCAAGTAGTAGTGTTTCTCTTTCTAAAAACCAGATAGACTTATCCTCGAATTTAGCGTATAGCTCTTTTGGGACAAGTTCATGTATGGTGAAGTAGGTGGAAATTTTCATATCCCTAAATGTTGCTTTATCCATGCCATGAATCCCCCGGTGCTTCCAAACAAAATAGAAGCGACTGCCCACTTGAATTTCTTATCTTTTCGTATATACTCTCCATGCCTTGCAACCTTATGTACCAATCCTTCCTGTTTTGCCTGTTCATCACCGAGCAGGATATTTAATATTCTTGTTTGAGAAAACTGAATATCCCTAAGTATCTCACGATGGCTTTCCGGTTTTTCGGTCATGGTTGTGTTATTACTTTAGGGTCAAGCTGATCTTTAGGAACTAATGGCACTTTTGTCCAATCTATTTTTTTAAATTCAGCACGGTCTTTTAGTAGTTCGTACATAGATTTGCGAACAAGTAATAGCCCATCCTTCTGTTCTCCTACAAACGGATCTATCATTTGATTAGGAGAATAAATAAACTTACTTATTAAAGTAGCTTGCCCTGGTGATATTTTGTAGAAGCTCTCCATTATACTTGGGTACCTAAAGAGGTCATATATTGTTGTATGTGAGTATAGAGAGCAGCTTGGTCTATTGCTCCTGAACCAATACCAAAAATACTATGTTGCTTAGTTGAAAATGAATTCGGTGTTCCGTTGGCATTTCTTGCTAAAAAATACATATTATTGTTCGGAAATCCATTGGATGCTGTTGTTCCTGTTCCTAAAGAACTACCGTTTCGAAAAATAGCTACAGCATTTGACGCGGTTCTTCTAAACAAAATCAGCCCTGATGAATTAGTGTTTGAAGCGCTTACAGTAACAGCACCTACGGTTTGGTTAATCCTAGCAGTAGCTGTTTCGTCTGGAGATGTAACCCGCTCCGCAAATAGTACTGCGTTTGTTGCGTCATAATTCCCGTGGTTGTTATCCTCTTTTATATTTGTCCTATTGTAAACGAATACGCAACAACTATTTAAAACATAATTAATTCCTTGTGTGTTTGGGTTGAAATTAGTATCTATATAACTCGTAGCCCCGTCACTTGTATACCCTTGGTTTGCAACCCATGTTGGGGCATTTACTTCTGTAAGTGCAGTAGACGAAGGATTAACAAGGCTTATAGTCCCCGCTTGTTGTTTTTCAGATGCATAAAGCCAAAGCCTATCTAATAGTCCCCAATTACCGCTTGCCTTTAAATTTTTAACTAGGGTATTTAGTATTTTCTTTCTTGCCGTAGAAGGGTCTTCAGACAAAAAATTAAAATACGCTTTAGCACCTGAATCGTAACCCGCTCCGTCTAAAATTAAAAAACTCATTTTTTATTTTAATTAGTCGTCAATTCTTATTATTTCTGCTTCTATAAAAAAGTTTTCCACCGCTATGGGCGTATATGCAGCGGTAGCTACTAATATAACGGTAGGTGCAGCATCTATTGCCCTGAAAGTTAAATTAACATCGCTCGCTGTTTGTTCTGCACAGTCACCTCCTGTACCAGCGATTGCCAATGAAAGTGCAACTTTCCCAATCCTAGCTTGTCTATTGGCATAGGTTAACGGCATAGCAGCATTATCATTGGTGTTGGTAACTCCAGAAGTGTAAAACCACAAATCAAAATTTGCGTTAGTGGTAGTTGCTGAACTGGCGCAAAGTTTTACTGTTTTAATCTGGTAAGTTCCACCGACAACAAGGTCTTCTCCGGGGTCAGTACCGTTAGATAGTTTATTGGTTAGTGTAAAAACAGATGGCGCAGTTGCGCTATTGCTAACAGCGTCCTGAGCTGCGTAAGCGGTTGCATTGTTAGGTCTTGCAAACTCGTAAGTAAATCTTTTAATCTTTAAATTTTGTGACATTTTGTTTTATTTATTTAAGTTGGTATTGCACATTGATTATAATCCCAATCTGTTTTTATTTTTATTTTAAAACTCCATCCTGTTACTTCTTCGTTCCACCTTTCTTTAAACGATGTCATGTTAATCCCTTCCTGCATTGTCCAGTCGTATGTCCCGGCAAAGCCTCCCTGTCGTACCTCCGTGACTATATCAGAGGCAATTCGTTGCATATCGTTCAATATGTCAACCCAGTCCCCATCCCCTTTCTGTACTATGTCCGCTATCGCTACCGTAAACTCGTAAGACATTTCACCTTTTACAATATTACTCGATTCAGGTTGTACTGCCATCAAAGGATAGTTGATCGTTCCGCTCGTGTTTATGTCATAGAACTGTCCGAAGTGATAACCCTGTATCTGCAAATGATTATCAGCAAAAGTATTTAGATGTTTATTTATTTGCTTTATCGTTACCATGTTTCTTCAGGTATATCAATACCTTTTTTTCAATCTTTTCTTTTTCCTGTGGTCTGCCACGTTTCTTTTTAAACTTCGTAGTCTCCGTTATCGTTTGGGTCATCCTTGTATGGGTTTTTATATTTAGCGTCTTGCAAATTCCATCCTGTCTCATACGCGAACTTCCTAGGATAAACAACATCCGAACCTGTACCCGGATTTGAATACAACGGATATGTGGTATCATTCTCGCATAGGTAGCTAATCAATCTCTGCGTTCTTTCCTCTGCGAAATTCTTAAAGTCGTTACGCAAATCAACAGCCTCAGTCGCTGAAATCGGATTGGAGTTCTCCGAGTTCTTTTTCATTATTGATTTGTTCGTTATTTTGTAAACCATTGGCTTTACAAGATAATACATTGCCCACCATTCTAAAGCCGGTTGAATGTAATCGCTTAAAAGGCTTTGATTTGCAGAGGTTAATGTATCCGCTTCTATCTGGTCGTTAATTTCATTGTAAAGCCCCGAACCAAGAAATTGAAACATCTCTTTCTGCATAGCCAAAAGAATAGCAATACGAATACTTTTATCGTCCACGTTTTCGTCAACGAACCCGTTATTCTTTATTTCGTTTGGATGTAAAAAAAGACCTATCGTTGCCATAATTACTCGTTAATATAAATGTTTTGTACCCATACATGTCTACATGAAGGACGGTGTGTATCCGTTCCGGGGATAGTGTACCACCCGCCCCGGCTCTCCCATACGTCCGAGGCGAAACTACCCTCCATATCGTTTGTCATTGACTCAATATCCTCCCGTGTCCAAAGTGAATTACCCGATTTCCTTTGTTCGCTTTCAGCCATTAGGTCTATGCAGAATTGACGGCTTTCGGGAGCGTCTTTGTCCGAAAACCCCTCCCGCCATTCATAACTGTACACGACAAATATGTTAGCAGTTGGGGCTTCGGTTTCTTCGAGGATTTTTACGGCATTAGGCGTAGGCTTTAAAATGCCAGGACTAACCTCTTTTAATAATTTCTTTTCTTTCAACCCCGAAATGATTCCGTTAACCTTTTGGACCGGCAACTTCAATATATCCGCTATCTCTTGCGATGAAATCTTATTGTCTTTGTCGAGTAGGTCAAGCACCGCCAACTGATTATCTTTAAGGGTAGCAAACTTCTCCCCTATAAATTTCTGCTCTGATGCTTTAACATCCTTAATGTCCTCATGCGCGAGGGGTCGGGATTTAACAAACCTACCCTTACGCTCTACCTTTATTTTTTTAAGGGCATCCAGTAGGTTGAAGTCTTTTTTGAAAGTTGCGGGTGCTGGGGTTGCCGCTTCCGTAGGTATTTTATCGCCCCCTTTAATCGGTGGAAGTCCAGCCAACGAACGAACTTCGTTCGTTGTCATGGATTTTAATACGTTATTCGCCACAAGCGGAGACAATGAATTTATACTGTTAGATATACTTTCAGCCTGTGATGATTTCTTATCCTTAATAATAATTTCTTTCCCAATAGCATTGCGTTTCTCATCTTCTGTAAGTAACGCCCACCCGTTAGCAGAACTAATAATGTCCAGTCCGATAGGTTCTGACTTTATAAATTCTATTGGCTTTATTTTAAGCAAGTCAGTAATGGGCTTTAGTGCTTTAGAAATCAATAATTGAATGGGAGTAACATAAACATTTTGGAATAGCTCATTACTTTCAATCAATTCGGTTCTCCCCCCTAGTTGTCCTTCGGTCTTTATGCCCATTAGCATAGGATTGTTCACCCTATGCCCGGCATATATCTCCTGCTCTACTGTCTTATTTAGAATCTGAAATTGCTTATCTAAATCTTCGTGCTCCAGCTTTTGTATCTCACTACCGCCAGTCTCTCTGTTTTCGGCAAAGTTTATAATCAACTTCCTTCCATCGGTGGTTGTGAACTTTGCCAGTATTGCATCTTCTACTTTTTTCTGCTTTTCGGGAGCAGGGCTCCCATTAAAAAAAGTAATCATGTGCGAAGGCGTGAATCCGTACTTAACCGCATTGTACCAGTAGTTCATTATCTGATAGTCCAATTCAATGTAACCCATCGCGCCTACATAATCCGGCAAAGGGTACGTATCTAAGTTCGGTCTGTAAGATTTGTAATAAAACAACTGTTTGCCTTTGCCATAAATAGAAAAAGGCTGATATTCTGTGAAATCGTAATCCCCATTTTTTACTGATTGATTATCTAAAGCAAAATAAGTATCACAGTCGTCACCGTAACACTTCGCCCATAACTCTGAATAAAAAAAAGTCTCGTTATATTTATCACTTCTTATTCTTGAAAAATCTATATGCCGAAGAAAAACTTTACTTGCATCTCTGCTCCTTATAACTTCAGCATCTAATCCTCCAAACAAAATAAAATCAAGAATCATTTTTTTAACAATATCACCAAGAGTTTCTCCCTCCTCGTTTACTATCTCACCGTCTCCTTGAAATCCTTTTCCATAAACATAGGAAGCCTTTTGATTAATAATAGCGTTATGTTTACTCGATCGGTTATAGCACTTCAGCAAATACTCTGGATAGTTGTTATCCTTTCCATAATATGTCCAATCAGCACCATGCTTCTCCACAAAATCCGGGACTTTGTGGTTATTCATAGAAATGGACATTAACTGTCCGCTACGTAGAACCTGTGGTTGGATATTTATATTCTTTTGTTTGCCCATCGTATGCTTTTACCGTGTCAACTGTTCCTGTTACCTTTGCCTCTCCGCATTCTATCGGTGTTTGGTTATCAGCAGCGTTAACGCTTAAATTCGTACCGCTTAACTGCTCATATACTTCCCAATACCATATCCCTGTCGGCTTTAATGTTACTGTTCCGCTTGTTAATATCTCATTCGCGCTTTCTGTTATTACAAATTTATTAAATCTATCGGTATAACTGCTTAGGTCAGAGGCTAATATAAAAGTCTTTACCGTTCTCGAATCCCGGCTTACCATCTTCATCAGGTAATACGGATTTGTTAACGTCTTGCTTTCGTTTAGCGTTAAAATTATTGTGTTGTTCGACCCTCGCGCTATCTGTAACATTTTTCATCTTTAACAAAAAACCCCGCCCTATTGTTTAAGGCAGGGCTTTCCGTGAAGTTATGTATCAATTACGATCCAAGTGAATTATATGTTGCTGCGCTGATAGAGAAAACAGGATTTGCTTCTTTAGCAGTAAAAATTATTTCTGCACCCGAACGATCTCCGCGAGCCGTTCCTGTCATTAAACTTCCCGTTGTCATATCAGCTCCGTTCTCATAGCCCATAAGCCAGTAATTATCGTTCATGTCTCTAAAAGCAAGAATAACAGAAGTCTGTCTCAATACATTAAACTCATTTCTAATAGTAGCAGATAGTTTGTTGAAAATAAATTTCAAATCTGTCTGCATGAATGATGTACCGTTCTGAACGCTGTTATTAGCGGCATCGGTCATTGAAGCAGTTTCCTTTTCTACATAATAAGCATACCATGTATCTAAAGAGTTTCCCGTGATAGCAACTACGCCAGATGTAGCAACAAAATCCTGTGATATTGCAGATAATCCAGGATATGTCTTTATCTTAATTTCCTTTATCCCGCCAACTGAATCTCGGCAAGCAAAAGGAATACTATTTATGAGTGAACAAGCCATTTTATTTTATTAGATATTAGTGTACTGAACTACCAGGTCATTATACTTAATTTGGTTTCCGTAGAAGAAACGTGTAGAGAACTTCAAAAGCTGGTCATCGTCAGAGTACCATACTTTGAAATCTTCCATTCCTGCGGGCGCATTAAAGCCCATTAAGATGTTATCTTCATAAGTAGCAAAGATTCTGTTCTTAACTGCAGTAGGTAACGCTCCGGTATCAACTGCGTTATCGTTATTCAAACCGGGCAATCCTATCAGTTTCACGTTAGTTCCAAATACATTCATAGAATATTCCTGCATTGCATCATTCGTTGGATTGAAGTGATACAGATTGTCAACCATCAGCTTGTTACGATAGATGTTGAAAGTATCATATCCGCAAACTATAACCGCTCCAAGATCCCGAATAGCAGAAGGAATTTTTGTATAAGCAATTTCTTCAATGATACCGCGTATGGTTGAAGTAGTGATAGAAGCCTGTTGAGTTGCCGCTACCGCTGTCCCAGCTGTGTCGGAAACTGAAATGAGCCCATTAAAATGCTTCAAATGAGTTGCATTTGTGTAGACAGTCTTAGCTTGCCAAATTGCACTCTCTAATTTAAGCGCGGTTTGTGCAAGTTTACGACCAACGATTATATCCAAAAGTTGGAATGTCTCCGGACGGTCATTCTTGGGAAGCAATTTATGAATGGAATAAGTCTCCAAATCTTGCAAACACCAAGATTCTTGAACCTTGATAGGCACAGTTGTTAAACTGATTTGCTCTACTGTGGTAGAACCTGAAGTTGTGAAACCGCAGGCAGCGCCAGCTTGCCATAAACTGTTTGATTCGATAGTAGGTATTTTTTCGGTGAAGCCGGAAATACCATATCGTTTATCAATACGTGGTAGGGCTTGAATTGTTTTTGCTGAAAGGATAGATTTCATAATAAAATCTCCCTTGTCTCCTAGTTCTTCTGTCCACGCTGAAATTGCGCCTAATGAAAATGCCATGTTGTTTAGTTTTTAAATGTTTGTTTTGAAAGTTCTTTTGCCTCTGCCATCAAACGATCCATCTTAGACGCAGAAGCCTCTGTTTTGATACCGTCCTTTTTCTTAAACTTGCTTTCTTCAGAAGATGTTGCCCCAATCTTTTTAATAAGTTCAAATATTTCTTTTATTGTTTCTTCTTGCTTTGTGAACTTAACTGTGATTTCTTCGTTTGCTTTTGTAAGCGATGTAATTGAATCAGCATTTTTTTTAGCTGACTCCAACTCAGATGCTTTGAATGTTTCAAAAACAGAAGATTTAGTAAAGTTTGATTCTATTGCTTTGATAACGGCTGAGAAATCGGCCTTTCCTGGCTCTTCGGCCTTTCCTGGCTCTTCGGCTTTTACTGGATCTTCGGCTTTTACTTCTTGTTTACAGAAATAACCTTCAATCTTTTTAACCAATTCGGGAAAGCTGATAAGGCTATTTTTGATTTGCTCTGTTTCTTTCTTTTCCATTTATATTTTTATTGGTGTATATTTATAAGACGGCAAAACACTTAAATTGTGCAATAAATCAAATTCCCCTTAATATATTTACTATTTCTTCCAAGTCCGATACCTTAGATTCCCCCTGCATTTCGAAGTCAAACATCCCCTCAACGCTGAAGCCTTTAAGCTCGCCTGTCTTTATATAATCATTCCATAATTGCTCGTTATCTACCTTCACCGTAACCAGCCAGCTACCTTCGCTGATACCTTCAAAGGCTTTCGGTGCTGACACCCCGCGTGAGGAGTCTACGATGAAAGATTCTATAATATAAACACCTTCTGTTTTCTTTTCGCTATCATGCATAATATTAAAGTTCGATACATAGCCTTTGCGGAAAAACTTTTGTACTATCTTCATTATCTCTTCTTTTTCAAAAACCACATAGAACTCACCTTTGTCAGACCTTCGGTATATCGGCATATCTGCAACCATGAGCGCACCCATTATTAAACGCCTTTCTTTATCCGCTACAAAGCGCTGGCATTTGGCAAACGTCACCCAATCCAAAAGGATTGCGGCTTCATCAACCATTGCAAGGTATGACACCTCCGAAATTTCCGTGTCTGTCTCTTTAATTTTAAGTTTGTAAACCGGCAGTTTGTTTTCCATATATGTTTTATTTAAATTGCGCTCGTTCTTCTATTACTTTTACCCTTGTTAATGCTCCGCTTATGTCAGTTTCTGTTACAAAAACTTTTAGTGGCTCACTCCTGTTGAATGATGTAAAATCTCCGTTTTCATCTCTGTTTACCCCTGTGTTGTCGGGTTGTTTGAAGGAGGGGGGTTCGGCAGAGCTGCCACCACCGCCACCTATACCGATGTTTGGCGAACCGCCACCTTCACCACCACCACTCTCACCTTCAAATTTAGTAGAGAGAACAGCGGCTATTTGAGCTGCACCGAGTACACCCATCGCTATTTGCAAGGGGATTATAGGGGCTGCCTTCATTATTGCTTGTGCTGTATTAATGCTAATTTCAGCTATCGAAAACGCCTTATCAATCTTAAATTGTTTTTTCTTTATTTCTAATTCTTTGGCAGAGTTCCCTTTTGCTCCATTTAATGCGATTTTAAAAATAGCATCGCTAATACCTTTTGTGGCGTTTAGATACTGCTGGGCGTGTTCTAACTTCTTTTCCTTTGTTGTTTTTGCTAATGCTATTTCATCCTTAGACGCTTGTGCATTTGCAATATAAACATCGGTAATGTACCGCTTAAAGAAGTCAGCGTCTTCCGCGGCAAGTTCTCTTTTATCTTTTGATGCTTGTTGGTCAATTTCGTATTCATTAACTTTGTTTTGTACATAAACATCTTGGATGTACCTTTTATAAAAATCCTTATCCTCTTCCAATAATTGTTTTCTTCTTTCCTCTGCTTTTTTATCTTTTTCTTCTACTATCTTTTCTGCCTTATCAAGATTGTCCTCAGTAATCTTTAAACTATCTTCTCCCTGCTTTTTAGTAAGTTCAAGTTCCTCTATTTTCTGAGTCATTCTTAATATGTTTAATCTGTCCTCTAATTCAAATCTTTTCTTTAGGTCTTCGTCTGTTATCTCGTTTGTTCTTTGTAATTCGTTTATGTTCCTTAACTGCTCTTGGATGTTCTCTATTTCTATTTGCCTTTGTCTATTTCTATAATCCAATACCTCTCTTTCTGTTTTACCTAAAGCCTTCATCCCCCTCTCGGTAAGAGCTGTTTCATCTTTAAGGTTTTTCATTGACTCCTCAAGATGTTCATTGGAAGCTCTTAGTTCATCCGCAATTTGTTGGGTGTCATCAAACGCCTGCACCATCCCATATATAACCGCAACCAATGCCACTACTCCTGCCGCGATAGCCGTAAACGGATTTGACAAAGCAAAGGCTTTCATAGCTAGTCCGGCAGTCTCTAAAGCCTTCCCCATTCCCGTCAAGCCCTGTATGCCGGAGGCTAAAGCTGTCGCAGCTTGTACCTTCACAAGTACCTTCATTAAGTCCTCTGACTCACCGCCAAACAACGCCACAGCAGCTTGACCAGCCGCGAAACCAGAAGCTACTGTTGAACCTACCTTGGCGAAAGCCGCTACTGTCCGTTCGGGATTAAGTGCCTGTATTTGTTGCTTTAAATCCTGAAGCCCTCCCTTAACAACGCCTAAAGAGGAAAGAGTTTTTTTGTATTCTTCAGTCCCTATCTTAGTTCTATTGAGCTGATCTGTCAGGTCTTTAAAATCCTGCTTCAGCGTACCTACGCTCTTATCTGCTAAGTCAGATTCTACTACTATTTTATATGCTATTTCTGTTGGCATTATAGTTTAAGCATAAACTCTTATTTCTATTGGTACATTTATCATATAATCGTTGCCTACATTTGTGTTAATGGTAATTTCATTTGAACTTGACCTGTATACCTTTGGTGAAGTGAAAAAATTACCATCCTCCCCTGTCCCTATAAATATAATAGTTTTGTTTACAGTAAACGCTCCGTTTAGTGTCCCTAAATAAATACCTGCACTGCTATATGTCCACACCACCGTTCCGCCCAATGTGTTTTCAATCACTACCGCTGTTGGTGCGCTCGTTCCTGACTGGTTTAGTATTGCTATATATTTTTTATATGAGCTAATTCCAGTGCTCTGAGAGGATATGATCACTCCGTTCTCTATTACTGTATTGCTCTCTGTAACTGTAATACCGCTGGAATTTAAAATGCTAACATTTACCAATCCACCCGCTACAATACACCCCGAACTATTTTGTATGGTTATGTTATGAGCGTCCTCCCCTACCGAATTAGCATCTCCGATAATTAACACGCCAGTTGACGTTGGTGAGATATAATTTATATTCCCGATAATATTATTGTGGTCGTCTAATCTGCCATTGTTATTCCCTCCCGCGGTTGTTAGCTGAGGAGCGAATGGCACAGGCGTTGGGCTTGTCCCGTCAAACACTATTCCTCTTCCTCCAGTGATAAATTTTCTGCCTGATACAAATGGAATACCGACCTTTATCTTTATGAACTCGCACTTTGTTAAGCTAAGTTCTGAAGGGTTGTAGTCGTAAATTTTATTCAGTCTAAAGTTCTGACCAAGGAAATGATAAACATGCCTAAAGTCCACCTCCATAATATCAACTGGCTTTAACCAAAACCAAGCCGTCACTATCGAGCTATTGTAATCGGTTATCTCATCTATAAACTGCTTCCAGTACTTGTTGTAAAGATTATTATTCGTATACGAGCCTTGCCATGCAGGAACATAAAATACTTCTTTAGGTGCGCCAAAATCTAAGCTAATGGTGGGGGCCGTTGGGTTGTCCATCATACCGCAATACGGGTATGTAGTAAGTGCTGCGCCTTTTGCCAGGTTGCTTGTTAAATACCAATTCCCGCACGATATAAGCCCACCGTAATAAAGTATACGAGGATTCATACTTTTGTTGTGGACTATTTTTAGCGATGAGTCTACGTTAAACATAGCCGGATAAAACCTATTTCCTCCTGCTGAATGATACTGAGGCGTTGGGCTAAAGAGAACATCCATCGTTTCCGTATTCTTCAGGAAATCGTTATCTATGTCCGTGTGTTTCTCGGCATACGTCTCACCGTATGTTGTTTTATAGGTTTTGTTCAATACGTCTCCATCGTCTTTGTACGTGAATCTGTATCGCTTCGCGTTCAAAGCACCCATAGGGATTATCTCCGGCTCTCTACTGGCATCTAATCTCTTTGACCAATTCTGTATCTTATTGTTGTAGTAGTCATTTCTTGGCTCTATGTAAATCTTGTTTGGAATGTCTTTGTCGTACTCAAAATAAAGATTGTGCATCTTCGTAATAGACATTACGAAGTCCCTAGCCTTCATCTCTGCGGGTAGTGTGTTGCTAAAAGATACCGTATCACCATCTTTTATAACAGCTTCTACTTTAGCATTTAAATAAGAACCAGTATCTAATCGTAATTGATAATTAACATTGTCGCTCACTCCTATCGCTAAGAAATTCGCTCCCGGATTTGGTTGTAATACCGCTTGATAGTCTAAGTAAACTGTCTGCCCAACCGTTAAAAATCCACTCCACGTTATTTGTACATTTGTCGCTGTTATAGTTTGGGCAGTTGACACAATGCCTACTGGAAATTGTAGGTAGTATTGTCCTCCATATCTTGCTATTCCGTTTACGATGAGTCTAGGGAATACGCGTATCAAATAAACTATGTACTGATTTGGTATACTTGGGGTGGCTACTCCTCCTATGGTAATGACAGAAGTAAAATTATAAAACCCATTTGCTGGTACTGTATAAACCCCCGTTGCTGTATTATAGTTTGCGCCAGTATCTATATTTGGATTGGTGCTATCATCGTTAAATATATTATTAAAGTATTCTATAGTTCCCGAAGTAGAAAACGGTACGTGTGTTTGATTTGTTGTAAGCCTTGACGCTTGAAATTCCCTCGCTGCTATCTGTGTATCGGTTAACCTCATAGCCTCCCCCGTAAAAGGCATTATCAAACTTTTAAAATAGGTAGATGTTAAAAAAGAAGATGAGTATTGAAATCCAGCATACTGGAAAATTCTATCCCATGCCTCTTTGATGTACACTGCGGGGAATAAATGGTTTACGTCAAATTCGTCATACTTATTAGAATACCCATAATCAACGAAGGGATACACGTAGTTACTCCCTACTGGCGTACTCCATGATGCTATTTGATTTGCCCTGTTGTATGTATGGTCCAAGTCCGACCATTCTAAATCGGTAAGTTTAGCATCTTGTATGTTTGCAAACAAATCCGCCAGCCTTCCTATCAACTCCAAATCGTATTCTATTTTGTCATCTCTTAGCTTCCTAATTTTAGCCAGTCTCATGTACCCTTTGAACACCTGTGCGCTATCGTATACAACTCTCGCCTCAACTTTTTTATTTGGATTGAATAGTCTATCAACTCCTATCTCATAAATATGTGCGAGTAGTTTATTATTATTATTTGAACCCGGACAGGTAACTGTTTTAGAATAATCAGCGTTTCTTTTTTGAGGCTCTTTTATATCTGCGATGTTATAATTCAAAGAAATTGGAATGTCACCGTACAGATCAATAGTACCGGATGTGGCATACCCCGCTATGCTATAGTACACCGTTGTTCTTACGTGATCTATTTTTGCTGTGCCTGCCCCTGAAGTTCTATGTGCAGCAATAGCAATACCGAAGTCGCTACCGTTTATGTCCGATGCACTCCATGTAAGTCCCCATAAATCAGTCGAACTTCCGTATGTATCATATTGGTCAGATGCCGCCCATGCTGTTGCTGTTGCCTTTTCGTCCCCTGATATGCTTCCGCCTTTTATAATCTTTATAGAATAGTCTGTTATTCCTATTGCCGTACTTCTTTCAATATCTATCTTTATGCCCAACACCACCGCCCGTACCGATAGGGAAAATCCAAAACCTGTAACTGTCAAATACTTTGAATTAGGGTTGAATAAGCCAAGGGATACTGTGGAATATATATCATCTGACAGCTCCGCGTTTTCGGGTGTGACCCATGAAGAAGGAAACCCGCTATCCGCATTATCAAATACGCTTCCATTGGTCGCCACAGTATTTGAATCTACGGAGATTGATGTAATTAATAATAATTGAGTGTTCATCCCCCTTGTCTTGTTTCGCTAAATGAATATTGAATACTTACCGATAGATTAAATATTTTATCCGTCTTTGCCTGCCTTTGAACATAATTGGTTTCTACTATGTTTACCGGAACTAATCCGTGTGTATCATCATCATGGTATATTTCAGGAGATGTTAAAAGCTCCTCTAACCAAACGGATTGATCCTCGTTTATCCAATCGGAGTTTAATTTAATAGTGTGTTTGTGCTGCGTATGATAGTTACTCTGGAATCTGTCTGTGTTGTTATACGTGTATGAAGTGGCACTCTTTGGTTCACCAATAGTCTTTTCGTAAGACTTTCTGTTTATATCGGTACTCACTTGTGACGCTCGTATAAAAGAAAACGAATCGAATGCTCCGAACTTGTTTTTAAAATGAAGTCTATAAATAGTATGTGGCGTACACAGGTCGGATATTTTATAATAGAACGAATCTGAAATACGCCTAAAGCTGCTGTCCTTAAAGAATATCTCGTACTCTGTTGCCGTTGCCCCTGCTAGTGCTGATAGTATCGGCTGTGATTCTCCGTACATTATAGACCCAGCAGCTATGCTGTTTAGATTAAAGCCTGATGGGAATCTCAACATTCTATTTGCCACCGTTGAGGTGTTATGATAGTTGGGGTTGACCACTGTAATGTATCTATCACTTCCACCATTTGATGAAATCTTTATTTCTGCGTATTTAACGGCTCCGCTCGTTTGACTTATAATGTCTATCCAAGCATCTTCACTCGTTCTTATTGATCCGCTGGATGGTGAATTAGTTAAAAGGTTCACCGGGGTGGCAAATGTATTCGCTGCGTAGTCAGCACTTGTATAAGCGTTCCTCCATGCAAGCGCTGGTATGCTGCCATTGAACGCATAAAAAGTATACGAGTTTTGATTTGTGTACGCTGTAACTCCAGAGCCTACACCGTACAGTTCGCCAAACTGAACAACAACCTCCTTTATAGAGTTGCTTGCTTGCTGAAATCCGTATATATCATTACCGATGTCGGACGTTAAATACCTTTGAACTATTGGAGATAAATTACAAAACCCACTTCCATACGTGGGGTCGGCTGGTGCTTTAAGCCTTATAAATGTCGCGCCTCCAGCGAAGGTTTGTCCAGTGATTGATATATCAAATATGTACTCGAAGTTATCCTGAGCAGTTGCATTTGAAACAGCCGCTATTACCATCGGGTTATAAGCAGGAACTGTAACCCCTGATCCTGTATTGCCAGCAATGCCTGTTATGCTTGTGATTGCCATTATATTATAGTTTCTTTAGGTACGTTTAATGTGAATCGTATGTCTGTTGCGCCTACCGCTTGAAGTTGTGATGCCACCCTTGTTTGCCATTCTTCATTGATAACATCGGATGCGAAGTAAGTGGGCTTCGTTCCTACTCGGTAAATCTTTTCTACTATGCGCTTTGCAAGTTGCTCCCTGTTTAAAGCCATGATAGATGCTTTAAACTTTCTATTTCCTTTAAATACTTTCCTTTGTCTTATTGACGGTTTAGGTTGTATTCCTTTGTGAGCCATCCACTTCAATATTTTATCTATCTGTGGTCTATGTCCAGGCTTCTGCCCTTCGTCTACTCCACGCCAGTAATCTTCCATCATTATGTGTATCTCTACCTTTGTACCAAATATTTGAGTGGTGAAATCTAAAGACTGGTTTAAAACATTAGAAGCGATAGCGTCAGCATCTTTTAGGTTTTGGCTCATATTCTGAATAGCCAACTCAATCCTGTTGCCTAGTATCTGCGCTATTGATGGGAAATTAGTGCCTGCCATTTAATCTTATTTGCTCGATCTCAAATTCGTGCTTATCCTTGTAGTAACTCAGTGTATTTAAAAACTCTATGATATTCATCTTTAAAAAGAAATCCCATTTCGTTCTGTCTCCCCCGCTCAACTTATCCAGTGTTATATACCATCCCCAATACGAGTAGTAGTTATTTGTTATACTGATTCCTTTATCAACTTCTTCATCTTCTCGATCTCCTTGTTCGCTATCTTTAGGGAATAGTCTACCATAGGTTGTTGTAAGTTCTTTAATACGTTGCAAAAAAAAAGATAAAACGGATAGGCGATGTCCATCGTCATGTGATCGTGGAATACGGCCGCTGTCTTTTCCCAACCTTCGTATTCGTATGTAAGGAACGGAAGTTTAGTAATCCACTTTCTTTTCATACACATTGCCCCTAGTAATTCGTGTATGTGGTAAATAGTATCTTCAGGCTTTTCGTCTTTTCCGATTGAGGCAAAGTCTATGAACTGACCAGATGTTAATTGCTCGGTTAGTATGATAGCCTTGTATATATTCCCTCTCAATCGGAATGTAGTTTGTAGTTTGGTCTCTGAAGGAAGTTCTTTTAGGAAGGCAATGGCTTGAAGTTCTTTTGTAAGTTGCCGGACTGTTAGCCTCTCAATTGCTTTATAGTCAACACCTTTGTAACATGCTAGTAATCGGATGTTAAGCTCAACCGGGTCTTTTACCATCTTGGTGATGGTGTGTAACTCGTAGTATTTATTTATGGTTACGTCCTTCCACATACTTATAGGACAGTAAAAGGTGGAAATTGTGTAAACTAAATAACCCTAATATTATAATTACCGGTCTTTCTTTGGGTGAACTTATGGAAGGCTAAAGCGTGAGCGCATACTGTGTCATCGTGTAGCCCTGAAGGACATGTGTACTTAACTCCTGACCTGGTAAATTCAAACTCATAAGATTCTAATTCATCCCTGTGTACGCCTTGAATCACTGATGTCTTACCTTGTTGTATTCCTGCTGCTAGTCCTTCCATGATCTGCTGCTTTGATACTGAGCTGAACTTGAACCCCTCAAAGTTGCTTCGTACCTTTTGGATGTTTTCTACTATCGGGTCGCCAACGCCAGTACTGTCTACTATCGTTGGTACTTTGCTGCATATCTCTATCAGCTTATTCTTCGTAGTATCCCAATCAGCCTGCCACCGGTGAAGCTCACATACCATGCCGTGGACATCCAAGCCTATACAGACTGTCCAGTCTACTGACTTGGCAAGGTCAACACCATACACAACAGGTGCATGGTGAGATAATCCTCTGAGTTGCCTCTTGATATGATCGTACCCGAAAGGATTTGATCCATCTTCGCTTGGTTCTGCTAGGTAAAGCTCTTTGAATACGTTGTCGGGCAAATCCCTCTTTGCTTGCTCAACTTCTGCTTGTGTTATAAGTCCCTCCTTAACAGCATCGTATGCGGTGATTTTAAAGTAGGCAAAGTTTGGTTCTCCAGCTTTGGCTTTTTGTGCCAGCCTGTATCCCCAGTTCTTCTTACCCTTTACATTACCGATAAACTTACATTTTCCGTTTGTCTTAGTCAGTGTACTTCTAATAGCATGCCACGCCTCTTCCCTTGCGCGAGTGAACTCATCAAACACACAGGCGTATACATCATCTCCGTAAAGGTTATCTGGCCTTTCTGCGCTTTTAAAGTGTATATCCGCGCCCGTGGGGTAGGTGAGGGTTAGTTTGGATAGGTTTACTTTAAAGAAGTTCGGATTGTCTATTTGCCTCCTCATGCGGTTAAACGCCATCTCCGCTTGTGAGAAGGTGGGAGCTACCCACCAACATGATTCCCCTGGTTTTAATTTAAGAACTAAAGGTTGCTCAAATAGCCAAATGATATGCGAAGCGGTCTTGCCCGTTTTAGTACTTGCCTCAGTAACCGTGAATCGTGATAGGCTGTCTATTATGCTACGCTGATACTCGTAAACAAAGGGACGTGTGTAGTTGATGTTTGCGTCCATATCATGTTAAGGCTCATTAACTTTGGGTATGTCTCCATTTAGGTTTAAGGTTATATTGAAGGTTGTTATATTTACATTCTGTTCTATTTCTTGCTTGGGCATTCCGTGGAGCCTTGTGGTGAGGGTTTCCAGACTGTAAAGTGTTCCCTTGCGTAGTCCTTCAAGTAATGCCTTAGCAATAGTGCGCTCAAGGATTGTGTTTGTTTCATCGTTCAATATCTCCTGTAATGCCGGGGAATCCATAGACATAACAACCTGAATCGCATCTAATATTTCTGTTTTCGTATACCCTTTGTCTTTAAGTTTACTAACCCACTTGCGGGGTCGTCCATTAAGATTTCCGCTTTCTCCTTTTAAGTACCGATTAACTGCTCCTCCGTGATCTTGCGGTATAAGTTCTCCCATCTTATTTTAGCCTTTTGTGTTAGCGTTATTTTCATACTCCATAAACATATTGTATATATCATTTAATGCCACTATCTTACACCCATCGCAGGCGTAGTTGATAGCTCCCATTCCGTGAGCTTGGCGGATTTTGTCAGCTATAATCATTGCTTCATGGTTTCGGTTGCGTTTTGTTGCTTGAAACTTAATGATGTCCTCTTTGTGGGGAAGGAGTAGATTATATTGGGCTTCCGTAATCATCTATAAATTCTGTCAAGGATTGCTTTTATCCCTACCGCTACGAGTGAGGATAGACAGGCAAAGATAATAATGTTTTCGTGAAAATAAATTGCATATATAAGTCCTATCCAAAACCCCATGCACTCCTGACATGAGAATGGTTTTAATGTCAGCCATACCCTTGTCTTTGACATTGCGTTAATCCAAAGGGAAACGAATAGGTTTGATAACCAACCCATGGCTATTATTTCTGGTGCTCCCATATCTTGTACTCTCCGAATTTTTCACCAACCCATTTAGTAATGTCAATCGTGTCGCTTACTGCTGTGGCCCATGCTCCGGCTTCACGGGGATCGTGCCAGTTACTTAGCACCTCTACGCAGTATTTGAACTTTCCGAAATGCTGCCTTACTTGGTAATCCCCGGCTCCTGTCGGTTCGGTGTCGTGAATTACTATAATATCCGATTTGGATTTGAATCGAATAATATCTTCTTTCCTTCGCTCCCCGGGTGCGTGGTCAATGAATACTACGGATGGGGAAGCATGCTGGTTAGAACAACTATCCCAAGCAGAGCGATCCAAAAGAGTAAAAGTATGATAATCATTAGCCGTATCTTCAAACTTATATAGCCATTCTTTTTCCGTTTCGTAGGAGTGGAGTACCCTTTTAGATTTGGTGCAGTATTCATGGAGTAAGGGAGTGGAGCCATGCCCAGTGCCCATCTCAATAACTTCGCCTTTCGTTGCTTCCAACGCTTTGTAAAGTAGGGGGTAATAGGATAGGTCATTGTTGGTGGGGGTAAATTTTTGTTTCATACTACATATTGGTTTACTATTTCTTGTACTGACATCATTGAACCTGTTAGATTCATTTCGTGTTTTCCCTTATTAGGTATCATTGTTATCCAATGCTGAAATTCTTTCCTTTCAATAGGGTATCTGAATACTCCATCTATCCTACTTCGGTCTACCTTCAGGTGGTTAATCAGTGTGTTAGGATTATCCCCCCAAGTAATATTACCTATCCGAAGTATGCAATAGTTTCTAAAGTTGGTTTTTATTAACTGCTCCATCCGTATCTTATGCTGAGTGTAGGCAGAGGATGAATAGTAAATAGATAGGGTGCTGATATAAACGAACATTTTCAGCGTTCGCGCGTGTGCGAGTATCTCTTCCTCTTCTTTGTCTTTGGAGAGGCCGGTAATGGGATAGCGGTTGCTTATCCCATTGACATAGAATAAGAACCCTTCACGGTCCTTAATTTCCTTCCCAATATCTCCCCTTCCTATGACCATTAATAATTTGTTGGTTCTGAATATTCAAATTTATGATTAGGGTCTATGTCCTTGCGAATAAACAAAGTATCCCAAAAGTTAAATCCACATCCATGCCGTTGCTCCCATACTGCATTGTGCATTGCATAATCTTTAATCAACCGCTCAACTATTGATTGATATTTATCTTTGTGTAATTCCGGTACGCAATGATGATGAAATTCAACGGTGATCTGTTTAGGTACAGGTCGGAAGGTTTCACCAAGGATAGCATACTCCGCCCCTTCGCAGTCCAGCTTTAATATGTCTACGTTTTCCCCTGTTATTTTGTAAAGATCTTCCATTGTAATTGTCTTGCAAGGTTTGATGCGGTGGTCTTGGTAATGATGGAGTTGTTTGAGACAAGTGGCTTCTCCGTTCTCGTAGTATTCTGAATCTCCCGCTTTGTCGGATATGGCATAATTAATATGTGTAAAATTATTTTTTACTCCATCAAAAACTTTCGCATCAAGATCAACACAATAAACAGGTTTGCCTTCAAAGTAGTTTGAAAAAGAAAAATCTCTGCAACCTACATCAATAATAACCCCATCGGTTAAAAGTGTTTCGTCAAAAGTGTGACCTCCTACTGTTTTCATATATGGTAAAAGGTTCTGTTTTCTCCTATGTGTTGTTGCCAGTAACTCGCCCTCATCCTATCCGTACTCTTCCCTCCAACACTCTGCAAACTTAACCACTCTTCTGTTATGTCATTGATATTTTTAGGGCAAAATATTAAAGGCAGGTCGGAAAAGTGTCGCATCTCCGGGCAGTCCGTTACGATAGGAATAGAGCCTAACTGAATAGCTGCCCATTGCCGTGAAGCATCTGCACTACATCCGGCTAAACACATAGTAAACTTATGTGCTTTAACTTGTCTATAAAAATCATCTGCGCCTATCGGGAATATTTTCTCTCTTGTGTCTATGACTTTAGCAAATGGTTTACCTATTAATATAGGTAGCGATTCGGTTCTTTGGGGAGTATCTCTGTTCACATTGTAACAAACAAATAATTTAGTTTCTGCTGGTGTTATTTCTTCATTCGCTACCTGCTTTACTATATTGTCCTCCCCCCCTACTGAAGCGTTCCCCCACATTATAGCAGATACGTCTTGGGCATAAACTCTGCAGTCGCAGCTATAAACATGCTTCACAGACAGGGGCTTGCAGTCGTTCATCTGCTCCGTGTATGGCCTGTCATTCGTGCGGTGAATAAATATGTATTCTCCGCTTGTTGGAATTACCTGAAATATAGATTCTAATATATGGCACATCCCCACAAAGATAACCGCCTTTTGGGGGATGTTAGTGTGATCTATTAAGGGTTTGTTAAACTCCTTTGAGATAGCCTGATAGTAATCCCATACTCCTGATTTCTGTGAACGGCTTACATCGTCACTCCAAATATGGGTACAAGCCTCAATGAATGGAGCGTTATGGATTTGATCTTCGTGTAGGGGTTTCATGCTGGTATCTCCTTCTGATTTAGATAAGTAAATTTTTCTTCCCAATATTTTTTCATACCGCATTTATACATAGCCAAACTCATACATGCCTCGTCAGACCAGTGGCCGGCCATAAATTCATCCTGCGTACCAAAGATACCATCCTCCTCTGCTTTCTTCCAAAGGTTAAAAACTTCTAAGGCTTTAGGATTGTTGAAGTTGAAACCGTAAACTGTACCAGCTACTGTTCTCTGATCCATGATGTCTTCATTCGTTACCTCAAACCATTTCTTGGCTTTAGCATTACACATCTTGGTTAATGGCTCCTCACCTGATCTGGCTATTATGGGGTGGGTGTCGAGCGAATCAAATAAAACTTGTATAGAAACGGTAGGTAGTACGGAAGGGTCGAGCCATATTATTTTTGTGTATTCTTTATCTAAAGCTTGTTGTATTGCATGAGGCTTGAAGCCGTATAAAGATTTTTGAAATTCAGTTACTATGTTTTCGGAATATACCCCTCCTTTAAATGGAAGTTCATCTATGAAATATTCCATGTGTATATCTTCGGAATAAATTAAACTCCATTGCCTTTTACTATGCGAAACATACGGCTCACGGAAGGCAACGCTTACTATGCAGTTCATGGATAAAATTTATTAAACACTTTTAAAAACGGATCTAATTTAACCGGATGTTGTACATTATTATTTTCGCAGTGCATATCAATAAAAGGTTCTGGTTGATTTTGGGTTTCCATCCAGTTATGCCTGTCTATCCTCCCCTTTGCAAGTGTAGCCCCTGCAATGTTTATTTGCCCTCTGTCATTAAATTTAATGATGGAGGCGTATGGCTTTAGGCGCTTGGTTAAAAGTGTCCAATCGTGGTTCCACCATTGCTCCCAATCCGGCATATAGGCTAACTCTACTTCCTTCGCATCCCTTACCAAATCGTTTTCTGTTAAGCCTGTAAGATTCATATATTTCTTCCAGTTCTTTCCGCTCATAGCACAATAACCCATCGGATAGAAACTATGCCATGTCAGGTCATGCCCGTAAACTGTTACATCAAACGGTTCGGGCTTCCAATAATCTGATAGAGGTATTAAATCCATGTCGCAGGTCATAATCAAAGCGTCTTCGGATAGATAATTTGCAGCGTATAACCTCCCCGCCTGTGCTATGGTTGCACTTCTTAGTTCGGGGATTTCGGGTAACCGAACTATAATAGTTTCTGGATTCTCTATGTTAAGGTCGAGCGGGTTTACATCATGTGTTATCATAATACAAAGCCTCCAACCTAAAGAGTTCCATGCACGTTCCTGATAAGGTGCATAGAATAAATAATCTGGATTATTGTTCGCGCTTATTACTGATATTTTTTGCATCTTACAAAATTTAATAATTCCCCATACGCGAAGTCAAAAATAAATTCATCTTCCTTCGTGTGAATAATAATTCTGTTTGCAGTATCGGTACTGCTTTCCATATCCATGACTTCCTCCGTTATCGTGAAGTCTTTATGTTTAAATATTTCATCCATTCCAGTAAAAGATTTGCGGATATTGTTTTTCTATTTCGGTAAGGTCTGTAAATCTATCCCAATATTTTCTAAGAAACTTAAAGGTAGTAGTTTCGTACCACCCACTGGCACCAATATGACCGCATATTGAATTACTTTCTTTAAATTCATCAGGTAAATCTATCCTGTAATTGTTTGGGCATTTATCCGCGTGGCCTGAAGGGGGCGGGCAAGCGCAAGTATGGAAATCTGAAAGGAAGGTATTGCTGTGACCGCTAAAGTAATGCTGGGTAATTGAATCGTGTCCTTTCTCTCCGAATAATGGATAAAGGGCTTTGTTTAAAAATATCTGGTCGCTACCCTTAGCAGAAAAATCCATGCGCTTTAGATTAAGCAAGGAGTTATAATCATTCGTGTTTGTTCTTGTAGTAAAATGCTCTCTTATAAATCCTATCATTCCACCAAGCATGGGAAGATCGTGACTCACGCTGTCTGTAATTGCATGCGCTGCTTTTGTTTCTTGAGCTATCCAGTAATCAACCGCTTGTCTTTCCCTATACGTAGAAAGACTGTCAAGGTCTCTACATAGAACGTGTGTGTACCCGTTTTTGTAAAGAGGTTTTAACCTCCATAACATAGCCTCGCAAAGTTGCGCCCCGTTATTGTTTTTGTATATGATTAAAATATTCCTGTCTTCTAAATACTTAAATAGCGGTTCAAAAGCTGAATAGGTAACGTAGTCCGTGTTTAAAATGTTTTGCCACCCGGGGTATATTAATCGGTTTAATCTAATGCAAAGCATAAGCCCCCTTAAGTAAGAATTAAAATCAAAACAATTTGTCACCCTCTCTCTGTCATAACCGAAAATGGAATATGATATTGCCTTCATTTGGTTTTATATTGATAGTGGTATATCACACCTTCTATTGGTGCCTCCGTTTTTATTAATCCTGATTTGAAAATCTGCGTAGCCCAAGCCGTATCTTCTCCGTGATTAATCTCTTCAAACTTGAACTGTTTTGCTATTGAAGTCTTTATAACATTTAAGTGGTTCGGGTAACGCTCATACCTTATCGGGTTGTTAGTAGTTTTATACTCTTTATACTTTATACTGTGTTCAAATATTTCTTCGTTCTTTCCATCCCATGATATAACACCCATCAAAGAACAGCAATCCGGTTTGCTTTCTATCGCATACATTATCTTATAAATGTAGTCCGAGCTTATCATGTCATCATCGTCAATGAATGCCACATATTCCCCCTTGGCCCTGTCGAGTAGTTTATTACGCTTATACCCTATACTGTTTATCCCGCTATCTATTTCAGTTAATATCTCTACTCCAGTTAAATCTTGTTTTTGTAGGGCGATAATTAGGTCGTTGCGCTGGCAGTAACGTCCAACAAGGGAGGAAATAAGGATGGATAGTTTCATGGGTTCCTTATTGGTAGAATGTTTTCTTTGTCATATTCAATTTTAGCCGTCCGATATACTGCGTAGTCATGCTGCCTAATTTCCATGCACTCGGTTTTTAGATATTGCTCATCATACTTACAATCCATGAAAGAGGGATGAATGTGATTGAATATCCTCTCGTTTATAAATTTATACTTCCCCCGTATCTGCCCTGTCTCCTGGCTTATGATGTCTACCCATAAAGACTTACAGCGTGGATCGTATATAAATCCTTCGCGCTCGTAATAAATTCTTCCAGCTATATACATGGTCATGCAATTACGCCCTTGGTGTTGGTCAGGAAAATGTATTAACTGGTCTAAGTCAAATACTATCTCTGGGTGTGGATGTCGAAAAGCGTCTATGATTATTTTGTCAAACCCTTTTTGTATAAATAGCATATCATCACTCATCACCACAAGTATATCCCACTCTCCAGTGTGCTCCATATCCTTGTTCACTGCATGAACCTTGTTCTCTGACTTTCCGAAAATATATTTTAGTTTGTCGTACCCATCCATCTTCTGACGCATCTCCGGATCGTTCATAGTAATGTCATCTTCGTCAAGGGTAGCAAGTATTAAAAAGTCTTTATGAAGATGGTTGGTCATAATGTTATCAAGGCATTTAATAAACTTTTCTGGACGAGAACGTGAGGCGAACTTGTAAAGTATTCTCATTTAAAGTGGAATATATATATCTGTGTCCTTCAAATATATTTTTTTATTATCTTCTACGTACTCATTAATCTTTGAAACTTCTATTGAGGGGTTGTGGTTCAACTCCTTGTTAAATAGTAGGTGGTTGTCAAAGTCTAGTGAATAAATATATTCTCCCGCTGCTTCCGGACATGTATAAGCGCCTAACGGTGTAAGACCCGCTGAATGTATGCGGTTGGAATATCCCGCGTGTTCAAATCCGTATATGCCGTATGCAGGATTGTACGATCCTACCTTTTCGATAACCTCTTTTGTAAAGAACATCATGCAGCCGGAACAGTTGTTGTATTGTTTTATCTCAAATGTGTTTTCTGTATATAATGCTTCAGATGGGTTTACGTGTTTCGACCCTATCCATTTTATCATAGGCGTTTCCTTGAGATACATGAAATGCTGTTGCGCGCTTGCCTTACTTGCTTCAATAAAGAACTCTGCCCATCCCTCCTTAATCGGAAAGCAGTCATCGTCAAACAGGAAAATATAATCACAATCTTTTAACGCCCTTAGACATTCATTCTTTCGGTAGGCTATACCCTTTCGATCTTCGGTGTCATCGGCAATATGAAGTTGATAATCAAAGTTGGAATTAAAAACAAATTGCTTTGTCCAAAACTTTAAATGCTTTGCCCTGTTGAAAGTTGTGCAACCGATTCCGATTCTCATAGTTTTTTTATGGTTATTCTTATTTGACGAAAGATATGAGAATCGGCATTATTAAGGAAATACTGGTCTTTTTCTTCAATCAAACTTTTTTCTATTTGGGTCTGATAGGCATTTAACGCCTCATTAAACATCATTATGTCTTTTAAATCATAGCCATTAACTCTCTTCTTGAGTTTATACCACTCTCTTAACCTTGTTATTATTTTAGGGTTTTTAATTTGAATCACAAATCTAAAATTAGCTGAACAGTCTAATCTATAAAATTTCATTTCACAATATCCGTTATGCTCTGTGTTCCGTACCCGTTTGCGGTCTGTGTCTGTACCCCGTCTACATAAATGCTTACTTCAATGGTCTGCGTTCCGCTTGCATTGCTTGCTGATAGGCTTAAACTTTTTCCCGTGGAAGCGGTTTGGGTATAGTCCCATGTTGATGTCTTACCTGCAAATATGTTTTTTCCATCGTATGTGATATTCAAATCTAAAAATCCTTTTACCTCGTACTTAACATTATGAGTAGTCGAGTTATTAGGTTGTTCGTCTTTCTTTTTACAGGCAGCGACAAAGCAACCTGAGATAAAGATTAGGAAGATTAGTTTTTTCATTTTATGAGTTGTTTATAAAGCTCTACGCGCTTTAGGTTGTGAGTATCTAAGTCAAAGTTTTTAATAATTGTTTCATGCAGCCTTCCCGCCAAATCTTCTACCATGTTAGGGTTGTTTATTAGTTTATGAATAGCATTAAACCAGTCTATGTTATTTCGTGCAGGCTTAACTATTAACCCATTCACTCCATCTTTAATCCATTCCTTGTAAGGGGTTACGCAAGAAACTATAACCGCTTTCTTCATCCATCCCGCCTCAACTATTTTTAACTCTGACTTACAGTTATTAAATTTGTTGTCTTGTAAGGGAATTAAAGCAACGTCAATTTCATTATACAATTCCCCGTATGAATTTATTTCTCTGCCGTATAATCTTCTATAACATTTGTCGTAAGAAATATGCTCACATAACTGCGTCTGTTGCATTAAGTATTCGTAATAGGTAACATCCGATTCCTTAAAGTAATAGTTGTTTGATAGCACTCTCTCTATTTCGTTATATTCAGGATTGTTCCCATAACCGCCTAAACATAATTGCCATTTATCTTTTAGTTCCTTCGCATCATAAAGTCTTTTAATCCCATCCGACATTATTTTTATGTCCTCCTTATGGAATACGCCCCCTATCCAGCCGAACCTCATCCGGTTATTCTTAATTTCCCTTTCTTTAAATTGGTTAGCGTCCGGGGAGATGCAGTTAGGTAGTACCGTGGTGTTAGGGTTGTATTCGTTTATCTTTCTGGTAAAGGTGGATGTGGTAGTAGTAACATAGTCTACCTGCTTTAACGAGGATGTTACCGATGCTTGTACGTTGTTTTTGATATACGAACTATACCAAAAGTGACTTTTTGGTAGCTCCCAAATATCGTCAATATCCATAAATATTTTTATCCCTAAATATTTTAATCTGTCTATTCTCTCTTGCGCCTTGGCTAAATTAAAACTTATTTGCCTTAGAAAAACAACAGCAGAATATTCCTTTAACTGCTCGTCTGTCATCCAATCTACGTTAGTCTCATCATTATTACTATCGGGGCGCAAATAAAAAAATTCAAATTCATCGGGGTGGGTCTTTGTCAATCTTTCGTGCGGCACTACCTGTCTGTGATATTGAAGTCCCGTAATATTATACTGTACCA